CGCACAAGGCACGACGAGTGCGAAGCAGCGTCTGCGTGAACTCCAAAAGACGCTCATTGATATGTCTTTGGCCGGGCAAGAAGGCACGAAGGCGTTTAAAGAGATGGAGCAGGAGGCGGGGAAACTCAAAGACCAAATCGGGGACACCTCGCAGCGAATCAAGACCCTTGCAAGCGACACCGTAAGAATTGACACCGTTGTTTCAGCGGTGCAGGGGATAACGGCAGGGTTCCAAATCGCCCAAGGTGCAGCAGCATTGTTCGGCTCCGAGAACGAGGACTTGCAGAAATCGTTACTCAAGGTCCAAGGGGCCATGGCTCTCGCTACTGGAGTGCAACAGGTAGCCAACCTGCTGAACAAGGATAGCATCCTAATAACCCAAGGGCAGGCAGCAGCACAAGCCCTCTACGCAACCGCAGTCGGTGCGAGTACGGGGGCGATGAAGGCGTTTAGAATCGCCCTCCTTGCAACGGGTATCGGTGCAGCCATCGCAGCCGTAGGGCTACTTATCGCCAAGTGGGACGAACTGACCGCAGCGGTCCGCAGGTTCCTGAACCTACCCGACCCGGCCATCGCAGCGAAAGCAAGGGAGCAGGCGTTGTTGCGTGAAGAAGCAGCGTTGTCCAATTACCGGGATGCATACGAAGCGCACACGAACGCCCAAATCGCAGCAGACCAAAAGAGGGAGGCACAGGTCAAAGAACGCCAACGCAAGGAAGCAGAGGCCACCCAAAAGCGTTTGGAGCGGTTAAGGGAAGAAAACAACGCCATCATCAAGTTCGTAGAGGACCTGAACCTGCAACTCTACGAAATGGAGTTGGATAGGTTGAGCGAGCAGGAGCAACTGCAAATCAAAGCGATGCAAGCCGAAGCACAAAGGCGGATGCAGGTAGACACGGCTGACGCAAAATCCAAGATGGGTCAAGCCCAGCGTGAAGAGGACCTTGCTGGATTGCGTGAGAAATACGTCGGTCAATCCTTTGGGGTTATCAACGACATCATCATCGCATCGGCTGGAAAGAGCGAGGCAGCACAAAAGCGGGCTTTCAATGTTTCAAAGGCTGCTGCTATTGCCCAAGCCATCGTTAACACCTATTTAGCCGTAACATCTGCGCTCTCTACGGATTCAACAAAGTTGGTATTCCCCGGTCAGCGTTTCGTCGAGGCGGGTCTTGCCCTTGCTGCTGGTCTTGCAAACGTCGCCAAGATTAAGGCTCAACAATTCCAAGGCGGTGCAGGTGCAGGCTCACCCGGTGCAGACGTAACGGGTGCAGGAGCAAGCGCAGCACCACCGCCCATCTTTGCGAACCCACAAACAACCAACCTCGGCACGGGCGAACTCTCGGCAGGCCAAGGCCAAGGCTCATCACCGATGCGAGCCTATGTCGTGGAACGGGACATCACCCAAAGCACTCGCAGGGTTCGGAGGTTGGAGGAATTTGCAACTCTTGGAGCCTAACCACATTTACCTGCATGGAACTACCCATTTACAGGATGACCGTGGACGAGGTGGATGAAGGGGTCCAATTCGTGGCCCTAACCGATATGCCAGCCATCGAACGGCCATTCCAAGCATTCGCAAAGACACCACAGAAGTTCACCGAAACAGGCGAACGGAGAGTGCTGACTGGCCCTCTCATGCTTGCAGACACTCCCATCTTTCGAAAGGACGAAACTTATGGCGAGTACTACGTCGTCTTTGACAAAGCCACCATCCGCAAGATAGTCCAAAAGTATTTCAAGCAGGGCAACCAGCACAACGTGAACGCCTACCACAACGCTGAACTGGATGGCGTGTTCATGTTCGAGTCCTACATCACCGACTCCGAGCGTGGTATCATGCCACCGAAGGGCTACGAGGACACACCCGATGGATCTTGGTTCGGTTCCTTCAAAGTAGAGAACGACGAGGTGTGGGACAACCGCAACCTGTTCCGGGGTTTCTCCGTTGAGGGGCTTTTTGGAATGGACAAGACCGAATCCGAACTGGAGGTCGCACTCGCTGGCCTTGCCGATGAACTTACCGCTTTTTTGCAACAATTAACCCCCACCTACAAATCCCACTAACTATGAATCTCAAAAACGCAATCGAATCCCTGCGAAGTGAACTTCGTAAATTCAGCACTCAAAAGCAGTCCTTCGCTGACTACAAACTCGTTGACGGAACGGTTGTCCGTGTTGACGGCGACCTCGTTGCCGGAACTGCCGTTTACGTTGTAGCCGAGGACGGCACTCTCCCTGCCCCCGATGGCGAGCACGTCGTCGAAGGCGTTGGCACTATCAAGACCGAAGGAGGCAAAATCGTTGAGGTCATCGCTGCCGAAGTCGCGACCCCGGTCATCGAGCCGTTGCCCGTTGCTGCTGAAATCACCCCCGAAGTGGCCGTTGAGGTTACCGAAGAAATCAAAGAAGCCTATCCTGCCATGACCCCCGAAGTTGTCGAGGCTATCGTCGCCAAGCACCTCGGAGCCATCATGGAAGAACTCAAGGCAGCCTATGCCGAGATGGGCAAGATGAAGGAGAAAATGTCTGCTTTCGCATCGCAGGTTGAAACCATGGCCGATATCGTCGAGAAGGTTTCCGAACTCCCCGCCGAAGCCCCCAAGGCCAGCGGTTCCGCAATCGTTGAGCAACGCAAGGCTCAGGCATCGCAGAACTTCAACGCTCTCGCACAAGCACTCCAATCACTCAAAAAAAACTAAACCCCTAAACCCCCATTAACCATGGCATACAATTTTGGCAATCTAAACGCCTACACCGACCAAGAGAGGCTTCCTCTCATCACCAAAGCGGTATTCTCCGCTCGTTCAGCAGCCCTGTTCACCAAGCAGGTGGGCATCAAGTTCGCTGCTGCCCTCAACCTCATGGACACCGATGCCTTGATTCAAGGCGGAGATGTTTGCGGTTACGCAAGTTCCGGCACGACTACATTCAGTCAGCGTAACATCACCGTTGGCCGTATGAAGGTTCAAGAAACCCTTTGTCCTCGTTCTTTGGAGCAATACTGGATGCAGACCCAGTTGACCGCTGGCTCTACCTACGATGGCGTTCCCTTCGAGCAGGCATTCAGCGAGCAGAAGGCTCTCCGTATCGCAGAGGCTTTGGAGAACGCAATCTGGAAGGGCAACACCTACTTTTCAGGTGTCAACCAGTTGTTGAACGCTGCTTCGGGTTCTACCATCAGCGGTAACACAGGAGCGGTTTCTGCGTCCGTTGGTATCACCACAGGCAACGCCATCGCCATCTTTGACGGCATCTACAACCAAATCCCACAGGCCATCTTGACCAAGACGGACCTCGTAATCTTCTGCGGTTGGGACAACTTCCGTACGTTGCTTGGTGCGTTCAAATCAACCGCTAACGTCATGTACAACCAAGTTGACTTGGCTGGCCTTGCTGACGGGGACATCATGTATCCCGGCACAAACGTCCGTGTTATCGCAGTTCCCGGCTTGACTGGCACGAACCGCATCGTTTCGTCTTACCTCGGCAACTTCTTCTACGGAACCGACCTTTTGTCCGATGAGGAACAGTTCTCAATCTGGTTCAGCAAAGACAACGATGAAGTCCGCTTCCAAGCAGCCTTCAAAGCAGGTGTCCAAATCGCTTACCCCGACTTGGTTGTTGACTTCCGCTTGACCTAATGTGTAGGGGGGAGGGAAACCTCCCCCTGCTTTTTGTTCTCTTGAAACTTAAACCCCAAATACACATATGTCCTGCGCACTAACAACTGGTTACACACTCGGCTGCCGTGATTCAGTCGGTGGCATCAAAGCAATTTACGTCCAAAACTGGATTTCTACCGGGTCCTGCAACGCTAACCTTTCAGGTGCGGTTACGGGGTTCACCGGATACAATGCAAGCGGTTTTTTTGAATACGACTTGACCAAAGCCACGTCATCCATGACCGAAACTTTGAACGCAAGCATGGAGAATGGCACAATCTTCTACACCCCCGAAGTAACATTCACCATCAACAAAATGCAAGTCGCAGTCCGCAATGAACTCCGTTTGCTCGCTCGTAGTAAAGTCATCGTCATCGTTCAAGACAACAACAGTCGTTACTGGTTGCTGGGTGCTATAAATGGCCTTGAGGCAACCGCTGGAACCGCTGGAAGTGGTACTGCCTTTGGCGACCGAAACGGCTACGAAATAACGCTTTCCGGGATGGAGCCTAACCCGATGTTCCTAATCGAGTCAACAGTCTTTACACCATCGACTACGCAGATACTCGGTTCGTAGTATCTTCGCATCAGGTTTTCATCATCTGAGGTTTGGGAGGGCAGTCAGCAATGGCTGCCCTTCTTATTTTTACGGCCATGAAGATTTGTATCGTTTACAACGCCCATCCAACCGGGTGCAGTTACTACCGCCTTGAAATGCCGAACGCATACTTGGGCGACAACTACCCGGAGTTTGACTATGTATGCGTCGAGAACATCACCACGATCAGCGACGAGGGGTTGAGGTCCATTGACCTGTTCCTGTTTAGCAGGCTTTGGTGTCAAGGCACGATGGAGCAGGTGGAGAACGTCTACAAAGCCTTGACCCAATACGGAGCGAAAGTCATCCTTGACTTGGACGATTATTGGGTGCTTGAATCGGGCCACATCATGTACCGCCACTATCACCAAACCAAACTCGCAGAGGTCATCCGTAAGCACATCAAATTAGCCGATTGGGTTACCTGTACCACCGAACACCTTGCCTCTCGCATACGGCCTCTAAATGCGAATGTGAGCATCTTGCAAAACGAGCCTTACGAAGCCTACCAACAGTTCATCCCCAACCTTGACGAAGAACCCGACAAGCACCTCGTGAAGTTCGGTTGGTTCGGAGGTGCGCAGCACGGGGAGGACATGGAACTGCTCCGTGAGGGGATGCAGAAGTTACGCTGGGACGCAAACTTGGATGGCAAGTACCGCCTCTATCTCGGAGGGTGGAACGACAACAACCCCGTTTACGAGGGCTACGAAAAGATAATCAGCGACCAAGGGAACAACCCGAACTACGGACGCATTCAGGCTGCTGACATCTACTCCTATGTGGGTGGATACAACTTCGTAAACGTTACCCTTGCGCCGCTCCGGGACACCAAGTTCAACAAACTCAAGTCCGAGTTGAAGGTCGTCGAGGCAGGGTGGATGAATAAGGCGATCATCGCATCCGAAACCATCCCCTACACCGATGTCATCCGACACGGGGAGAACGGGTTTCTCGTACCTTACAACAAACCGAAGGACTGGTACAAGTACATCAAGCAGTTGATCCTTGACCCCGACCTGCGGAAAGGCTTGGCTGACAACCTTACACGGGACATCAAAAAGCAGTTCAACGTGGCTGAAACCGCCAAGAAGCGGGCCGAACTATACAGGCAGATTGGGCGCAAATTGTGAAATTCGGGGGCATCGCACATTTACAAGCAGATGCTTTACCTGAACCCTGACACGACCAACACCCTGACGGTTACTTGGACCGAGCGAGCCAGCACGGGGGACCGCTACATCTTGCGACTCACGAGCATTGCCAAGAACACCACGACCGATTTTACCCTGCTGAAATCTGCCAACCTTTCCAACTACACGAATCGCTATGACCAATTTCAGATTGCCGTGGGGTCGCTTGAAACAGGCTCGTATAAGTATGAAGTTTACGATACCAATAGCACGGTTGCCGCTGCTTTGGCGGTCGTTGAAACGGGCTTGGCATTTATACAAACCGCAACGATAGGCTTCAACACTTACGCAAACACAATCACTTACAACACCTTCCTCGCATCCAGCGTGAGGGTATTCGATTCAACCTTTGACCAATCCTTCGCATGAGCGTACAAACACGAAGCGACCTCCAAGCGAGTGCTGCTACCATTACCAACGAAACCGCTGCCGGGGCGAACACCGCATCCCGTGTGGGCGGTCTATTTGACGACCTTGCTGACACCGCAACGCTTGACCGGGAAAGGGGCTTTGCAAACCTTTACATAGACACCGACACGGCCTTTACCCCGACGCAAGGGCAAAGAGTCAAGTTGACAAGTGCGATGAAATCAGGCGTTTTGTCAACCTACAATTTCACAAGGACCACCAACTCGCTGACCTACACCGGCACAACGAGTGCGGCTCTTCGCATCGCTGCGTCCATAGTCTTGTCGCAGAACAACAACAACCAAATCAAGGTTTACATCGCCAAGAACGGCACACCGATAGACCAGTCAATGACTGACATCACCACAACCCACACGAACGGCCATGCGATTTACACGGAAGCCTACGTTACAGGTGCGGTCAACGATGAGTTCACTATCTACATCAACGCAATTTCAAGCGGTGCAACTATCACGATTTCAGCCCTTTCATTCACAGTTCATACGCTATGAGTAATAAATCTACTCAACACTTCACCCAATGGCTTGGGATAGAGCATAAGGTCCCTGTGATGCTGGAGAACCGCTCCGGCAAGTACATAACCTATGGTTTTGCGAACGAATACCCCTACTACCTCCTTGACAACTATCGCAGGAGCAGCAAGCACAACGCTATTGTCAACGGCAAGGTGAATTACATCATGGGCGGTGGATGGCAGGCAGGGGATGACTTGACCGTGGAGCAGCAAGCCCGGTTCATCAAGTTCTTCGACGGAATGTCCAGCACGGAGGACCTCAACGATATTACCGAGAAACTGGTCCTTGACTTGGAACTATTCAACGGCTTTGCGGTTGCGGTTACTTGGTCCAAACTTGGGACCATCGCCAAGATGGAACACGTCCCGTTCGAGAAAATCCGTGTTGACAAGGAAGAAAAGATGTTTCAGGTCGCTGACTGGTACAACGATGACATGATGCAGTTGTTCCCCAAGGTCGGGGACATCGAGAAGATTCCTGCCTTCGACCCGGAGAATCGCCTCGGAAAGCAGTTGTTCTACTATCGGGTCTACGCAGCAGGCGTGAAGCACTATCCTCTCCCCGAATACATCGGGGGGAATGCTTGGATTGAGGCAGACGTGCAGGTCGCGAACTTCCACAACAACAATCTCCGGAATAACTTTTGGGGCGGTTACTTGATTAATTTCAACAACGGCATCCCGACACCCGAAGAACAGGGCGACATCGAGCGTCAAATCAAGCGCAAGTTTTCAGGAACCGACAACGCTGGTCGCTTCGTTGTAACCTTCAACGACGATGCAGCCAAGGCCCCGACGCTGGAGCCATTAACTCCGAGCGACATGGATAAGCAGTTTGAGATACTGAACAAGGCCATTCAGCAGGAGATATTCATCGCCCACCGTGTAACCAACCCCATGCTATTCGGGGTCAAGACCGAGGGCCAATTGGGTGGACGCAACGAATTGGTCGAGGCTTACGAACTATTCAAGGCGACCTACGTCAACGACCGGGTCCGCAAGGTGGAGCGGATGATCAATTATTTGGGATCCTTCAATGGCGTTGAGGGTATGGAACTGATCCCCGTAGAGCCTATCACGGAGCGACTAAGCGAACAAGCCCTGTTGCAGATAATGACCCAAGACGAACTGCGTGAGAAAGCGGGGTTGCAACCCTTGGAGAAACCTGCCGACGTTGTGGGACCTAATCCCCAACCCGACGAGCAACCGCAATCCGTGGAGGCCTTGCAGAGCAACGACAACATCAAGAAACTATCGGGCCGTGAGTACCAAAACCTGATGCGTATTGTCAGGCAGTATATGCAGGACAAAATCACGCTGGAGATGGCTCGGACCATGCTATCAGCAGGATTCGGCCTATCAGCCCAAGAGATTGACACGATGCTGGGCGTTCAGTCCCAAGAGTTCAGCGAACCGACTTGGGGCGAAGAGGACGACGAGGACTACGGCTGGGGCGAGGAAGAATTCAAGGTCTTGGAGGTTGTTGCAAGTAAGTTCGGATGCCATGCAGACGATTACCACGTCATGCACTCCAAGCCGATGCGGTTTGACTCCAACATAGACGAGAATATCCGCTTGGCCTTTGCCGAACTTGGCGAGGAAGAGAAAGAGTTGGACCTGAAGATTGAGGCTTACCGCAAGAAGAACCGGGACGCATCGGTTGAAGAAATGGCAAAGGAATTTGGGGTCAGTAAGGCGAAGGTCGCCAAGCGAGTCGCTTACTTGATTACCAAGGACCGCTACCCAATCAGCCGGGCCGTGGACAAGATTGCCGAGCAGAACCTTCCAAAGAATGTCAAGGAAGTTGCCGAGCCAGTCTTGGAGGTGCGTTACAAGTATGCATGGGCGACAGGGTTCAGCAACAAGGACAAAGGCTCCAGCCGTGAGTTCTGCAAGGTCATGCTTGACTTGGCTGGGCAGGGCAAGGTTTACACCCGTGAGGACATCGACGGGATTTCTGCGATTATGGGCTACTCGGTTTGGAATCGCAGGGGCGGTTGGTATCACACGCCCAGCGGAGTGAATCGGCCGCAATGCAGGCACGTATGGGAGCAGCAGTTGGTAATCCGCAAAGGCAATAAAATCAGCAAGGCATGAAGGCACTATTCATAAGCGAAGAAACGCTGCTCGACAATAGCATCATCAACGAGAACGTATCCTACACCCAGATACGTCCTACGGTTGTCAAGGTGCAGGAGATGCGGATTCAGCCCATCGTTGGCTCTCCGTTGTATGGGGAATTGGTTACGCAGGTCGTCAGCGGTTCAACGTCTGCCCTGAACCAAACGCTCTTGGAGGACTACATTCAGCCTGCAATGATTCAATGGCTTTACTACGAGTTGCCAATGGTGTTGGCCTTCAAGTACATGAACAAGGGGATGGTCCGTAGAACGAGCGAAGAGTCCTCGCAAATGAGCATGGAGGAAATCACACGGCTCACGGATAAGGTCAAGAACGATGCCGAGTGGTACTCCGAACGCATTACCCGCTACCTCATGGAGAACCGCAACTCCTATCCCTTGTGGAACTCGCCTCCGTCTGCTTTGGATACGATTTACCCGAACGCTACCAACTACCGCACCGGGATGGTCTTGGACCGCAACAGGAGGATGGGAATCAGCAACTTGGATTACCCCTACCCTTACGGTCAATTCGGGGCGTGTAATGACTGCTAACGATGGGCGCACACAAGAAGAACATACTGAAACTGCAAAACTATGTCTTGGATAAAAATCAAGCAAGCCCTGCTGGACCTTGCCAACAACCACCCGCAAGTAAACTCCTTCGGGACGGGCGACCCGCTTGCAATCGGCACGGACAACACCATCAACCTTCGAACCCCAAGCCGTGAGCGAATCGTCTATCCGCTCGTTTTTGCGGATGTTCAGTCAGCAACTACTGACGCTGGTACTTTGGACTTGGTGGTTGGGGTTTACTTTTCTGACCGTGTTGAGTCCATTAAGCCGATGGGCGGAGTGGTTTCGGGCAGCCCTACGCTGGGTTGGCAGGACAACGAGGACGAGGTCCTAAGCGACCAACTGCAGGTAGCACAGGACTTCATATCATCGCTTACAAACGACCCGAGCGAGGACTGGACCCTATCGTCAAGCGTATCGCTTACGAGGTTTGTAGAGAGCCGAGATGACCGCACGGCTGGCTGGCAGGCGACGATGACTTTTGAGATTCCTTACTCTCACTCGGTTTGTGAAATTCCCACATAAAAGACATTTACAATTAAACGCTAAAAAATGCCTACACCCATATTGCAACAAATGCTCGGCC